GTGGTAATTGATGTGTATCTAAACGTTTTTTCATTGTTCTTTGGATTGTCTATTCATTGCTTTTGTAAGACCATACTTGCGTATGTCTCCGCTAAAAAGATGCAATTCGACTGCTTTCTTTTCATCAGTAACTACAATGCCATGACGTCCAACCCAATAAGGACAATTAATAAATCTGTCTAAAAAAATAATAACTTGACTAGTTATTTTAAAGTCTTTAGGGAAAGGAACATCATATGTTTGTATTTGTAGTTCCTCAGTAATAAAAAGTATTCCGTCATCAGTTAATCTAAGGCCACCGTTAATTCTCGTGTTTTGCCACCATACAGGCAAGTTTTGTTTTATAGTAACTTCGTTAACTGCTTGTCCTGATGATCTTAGAAAAACTTTAGTGAGGGATTCTTTATTCATTATCACTTTCTATTGTCCCTTGAGTAAGTTTGTATACCTCGAACTCATCAGTGTCGAATAGAGTGTTTAATTTTTTTGCTAGATTGTGTGCGTGTCCTGGGTTAGAAAAACTTGTTTTCTTATATTTAGGTCCCGGGTAACTTGTTAACATATTTGAGCTTTTTAAGTTAAAAGGCTTTCCCTGGAAAAACACAGCCCAGATTGCTTCAGAGTCAAGAATTTGTTCTACTTTATAAGTTTTTTTATTTACATGCTCTAATAGCACATTTGGTTTAGGTCTGCTCATATGCGTATTTCCTTAAAATAAACTACGCATATATTTATCCTTTTTTTAGCTTTTACCCCAACCTGAACCACCGTCTAATTCAACAGTGATGTCTTCTGTAGATGTAGTAGATGAAGATTTTCTTAGTAGATCTTCGTAGTTGCCTGCAAGTCTTGACATAACAATACCTAATGTATTTGATAATGTTCTAGCAGTTGTCATAGTAAGTTTTACTTCTTTTTGATTAGCTTTGTCTAACTGTTCAACAGTTTTAATAAACTGCTGTATTGGCAGTGTGTTTAAAGGTTCACTTGGCACGACTTAACTCCTGACGCATTTCGATATCTGTTTTAAAAGGTCCTTTGTATTCATAACGCTCAAGTGTAATTAGCTTAGGACAATGACTTTTAACCCAACCTTTATCAAAGCGAATAATGTAATACCCTGCACAATATAAACTTTTAGACTTTTCACTTTTAGTAAACAGTGGAAGATTGCGTTTTATATCATACATAGTATTGTATGGTTTTCCACTGGTTGTGTAACCGTTAATTTCTTTTACATCATCAGCACTAACAATTTTAGTTTTTGCTTCAAAAAAGTCTGGACCAAATGTTTTAATAAGAGACTTTCTGCTGTTGTAATTACTTACACCTCTAGCACTACTAATCACATACTTGTTATTTTCGTCTATACGTAGTGTACCTACTCTAGTTCCTTGTTCTTCTAAGATCCAGAATTTTCCATCTAGTATAGGTTTTGCTTTTACAGTCATACAGGATACCTCGCTGCCAATGGTTTAGAATAATGTTCTGCTTGATCTGCGATACGTTGCATGTCCCATTTAGCACAGAACTTCATTAGTCGCAGTCCAACTTGTGCAATCTCTTTAGGCTGCACAGATGTTACGGTGTTATTTATAATCTCTTTAATCTCGGGTGGCTGTGCAGTTAAATCGCACAGTACTACATTACGTTGATAATCATCTAGTACACGATGTTCTACACCATTATGATCAACCCAACGTTGCAACATAAGATTATTCCAGTTAAATCCTTTAGTTGTTTTATCTTCAAATGCTTCTAAAAGACCAACTTTATTTTTAGTACCTTTTGTTCTTACACCTGGATATGCACTAAACACATTGTCACTAGTGTCTCCACGCATACACTTTTCAAACAGTTGCCATTCAGGATTAGGAGCAGCCTTAGGCTCTCCAGTCTTTTTATCTATCACAGGTTGCTTTTTCTTATCGTCAAAGTAACCTTCGTGTGTAATAATAGTATTAGATACACCGTTGTACTGACGTACATTAGGTGCAATTAATTGTGCAAAGTCTCCGTCTGTACTGATAATAACATGATCATCATTAGGATGTGCTTGCACCCAACCTGCAATCAAGTCATCTGCTTCTAGTTGCGGATGTTGCATCATTGTACAATTAGTCTTTGTACCAATGAAGTCTTTGAACTCATCAAAGATTTCCCAAAATACTTTATCTTCTTCTGCTTCACGTGGATTCATTGCATCACGTGTTTCTTGTCTATTACGTTTATAAGGTTCGTAATAGTCTTTACGCCAACTACGGCCTTCTAAACAAAACACCACATGATCTGCATCAAAGTCATTCCATGCTTTTTTAATGCTGTTAAGTGTAATGTGTAATGCCATACCTACTTTAGTATCTACATCGCCACGTACAACATGACGAGCTCTAAAGAAAGTGTTTGCTGTGTCTACTAATACATATGTACTCATTTTTCAAATATTCTCTTCATTGATCGTTTAAACAGGTTGTACATTTCTTCTAACTTTAGTCCTGGGTAGTAGTCTTTTAAACTAGTTGCCTTTGTTTGTTCTTGAAGTAGCAGATGTTTACGATCGGTATCTTCAATTCTAACAAGTTTTACAGTTTCGTCTGTTCTAAATCTAACTGCATACAAAGGATCACCTCTTTTAAATTTTATTTCTGTTACACCAGGCTTTACATAAAATGTAAAGTTAGTAGGCCTGCACCATTTACTAATATTAAACTCACCTGGCATGTTTGTCAAGTCTAAATTTATCAAAGGTGGCTGCACTATCTCCATTTTAATGTTGTCACCATTGTTTACAAAATAGTATTGTAACCCAACATTTATACAAGGAACTCCATTAATAAATGCAGTTTCTGGTGCATTTACATCTAAGTACGGACCAAGAGGTCTAGATTTTGATCTAGAATTACTAATACCCCAATGTTCGTCACTGATCTTACCAATAGTAAAATCAATAGGGCTAGTAATATAGAATGTGTTCTTTACATGACTTGTAAAGGCAGGACATTTAAAAACATCCATAGCACCGTGGTTATCTTTAAGATATGACAGCACAGGAACTGGTTCGTTAATCACAAGATCGTCTTCGAACAAGTTACTTATTTGCTGTCTGGTACTAGACAACATTCCAAAATACTCAATAGTCTTCATTAACTAACTTCGCTTTTGTCTTTGTCAATTGGCACTACATTGATATAACCCATACCTCTGTCAGTGTCTATACCTTCATCTTGTAACATTTGTGTTACAATAGTTCGAAACCATTTGTCTACCATCTCTTCAGGGGTTTCGCCCTTATAGCCAGCATCAATTAATTCTTCAATAAATTGATTGTTCCAATCAAGTTCAAAGAAGCCGTTCTTAATGTCATCTGGATTCACTTGAGTATCTAATACAGCAATCCAAGGCTTACCTGCTTTTGTAGCCGTAGCCTTTTCTGCTTCAAGTGTTTCTCTACGAATCTGTTCAGAAGTTTTTTCTTTTACAGGCTCTTCAATTTTCTTTTTAATACCAGCGTCACGTACTAGTTTGCTCCACCATCCCATTACATATGTCTCCTTACACGTTCGACAAAAGCATCGTCAACATTGACTTTTGCTCTTGCTTGTTGTTCTTTTTCAAATTCTTCTGGATCGAAAGCATTCTCAAGTCCCCCACGCATTTCCGAATAAGGATATGTGGAGTCTTGGGGTAAATCTCCATCCTCTTTCCATACACGCTTCTGCCACGTCTTTAACGTTGAGGGAATATTCTTCACTGCGTCCGCCCAGCGGCATAAGATATACTGGACATTGAACCCCGGCGTCTCTATAAGCCTCCACAGCTCTTGTAACTTCGTCAAAATCATCTTGAGTAGCGACAACAAACTTGAGATAAAGGTCACTGCCGTCAACAAGGCTATACTCACGAGCGACATCAGGCAATATAGCAGTTTCCCAAGGTTCTCCGCTAACACTAAGTTTTGGGGAACAAGACCACGTGACTGTAAATCTGTTTTGATCTGTAAGATAGTTGAAGAAATCATCGTGTAACTGTTGTGTAGTATTTGTTTCAAATGTAACATTTTTTAAATCCTGCATACGTGGATGTTCGAACAAGTCAATATAGAGCTTCTGCCACGCTAACAGCGGCTCGCCACCTGTCATGATCAAGTGTATGTCTTGTCCATTATCTTGTGTCCACTTACCGTTAGGAGTAAGAGATAACAAGTGTTCAACTACTTCATCAACTTCTGCTAGTTTATTAAAGTGTTTAAACTCGGGGTAGATGCTTGCATATGTATCACAACCTGTGTGAATGATAGGCAAGTCATTAAATTCTTTTGTAGTCTTATGAACATCCTTTGCAATTAATTCTGCAACTTCATCGTTGTATTTTTTACCTTCTTTGTGTAATGTCCAACGATCTTTTGTTTCGCCAGTACCAAAGTTCATGCAACGAAAGTTACAACCAAATGTTCTTAAGAACACACTAGGTACTCCGACAAATTTGCCTTCACCTTGTACGCTATAAAATGCTTCTGAATATCTTAGCTTCATCGCGGTGCAAACTCCTGTTGTAATTTAATGTTGTCAAAGAACTCTTTCTTTGTACCAGGATCGTGTTTAAAACTACCTTCTAGTACAGTTGTTTGTGTAAGACTGCTATGTGCCATAATACCACGATTCTCACAACAACCGTGTGTTGCTTGAATGTACACACCTAAGTTCTCTGCACCAGTTGCTTTTTTAATCTCACGTGCAATATCGTTTGCAAGTTCTTCTTGCAGTGTACCACGTCTAGCACACCACTGTGCAATGCGTGTATACTTGCTAAGTCCGATAAGTTTGTCTGCGGCAATAATACCAATGTATGCAACACCTGTAACTGGTTGGTGATGATGACTACACATACTCTTTAGTTCTGAACGTACAACTAGCATACCGTTGTAACGGTCGTCACTATCATTTGGAAATGCTGTTGCACTTGGCTTTGGATCATAACGTCCACTCATAATCTCATTAAAGTACATTTTAGCAAGACGCCGTGCTGTACCTTGTGAGTTAGGATCGTTATAACGATCAATTACAAGTGCGTCTAGTACACCATTAAATGCTAATGTAGCTTCGTCGATAAGTTGTTCTTTATCGCCTGCTTGTAAGACTTCAGAAATGTTGTCGCCGGCCCAATAACGGATACCGGCGTCTTCTAATTTTGTTTTAATTTGTAGTGCTTTGCTCAATTTTTTATCTCCGAGTTATAGACGAGGATGTCTATTATGTTTATAGTATACACTTATTTAGGTTTATTGTCAAGTCTATTCTTTAAAATAGCCATCAATTACTTCCAAAATATCATGGTATTTTGCTATTTCCATAAATTCCTTATCAAGTTCTTCCATAATGTCGCCATGTTCGCCAACACCTACTGGATTGGTTAATAGAACCTCTGCATTCATGCGATGTTTTTCTACGTGTCCTAGTGCATGATCTCTAGCAGCCTTAAGCAAATTGGATCTCAAGTTGGTCATTGTGTTTCCTTTCATATTTTTGTTTTGATGGGATAACGCCTCGAACGCCTCCGGTTGGGTCTTCTGTATCTCCGTCTCTACGGAAGATTAGGTGTACATGTGGATACATGCATGTTTGTCCTGCACTAGTACCAATATTTAGACCAACATTGTAACCTGTAATATTAGTATTGTCAGATTCTACATTTTGTTCTCCCATAGCAAGGGCGAACTTAAAACAATCTAACAGTGCTTCGTGTGTATTCTCTTTTGGCACAATTAAAGTATGTCCAGGAGTAACAGGGTATGCATCTTCATAAACTACAAAGTTACGAGTATTAATCGTAACATTAGTCCATGGTGCTCTGCCTTCTTGTTGTGCCTTTTCTAAAGTATCAATATTCACCAACATTCTCCCAGGGATATACTAACCATACATCCTCTTCTGTTTTATTAATTTCGTGACATGAATAACTAATAGGCACAAGTACTTCACTAGCCATGTTATCTGTAAGTGTAGCAAAGCGAACATTGTTACCCCATATACGATTCCAACTATCTGAATTAGGTAAACAACCTGCCTGCCAGTCTTGCATGATCCAGTTAAAAGTAGCACCAGTATCGTTGATGTCGTCTACAATAAGAATTTTTTTACGTTTTTCTTCGCTTGTTTTATTGTGACCCATTGCAGGATCGTAATAGTCTTTATCATCATAACCGTATGCATCTTCTGCCATCCAACAGTTGCTTTCGCTTTCGCTTTCGCTATCACGCAAACTAACCTTAAGTGCTTCGCAACGGATACCTGTCATGTTTGAAATAATAGTAGCAGGGACATTACCACCACGTGTAATACCTATAATATAATCGGGTCGCCACGCATCTTTATACATTTGATTTACAATGTTTACGCACATTTTTTCCACGTCTTGCCACGAGTAATAATGCTTTTTAATCATTTCTTTTTCGCCTTCAATTTAGGGTGTAGAGTTTTGTCGTTATAGATATCACCTGCTAGTGCTTGTATTTGCTCTACAAGATGTGTAACACCTTCTACGTCATAAGGCTCACCCGGAGCCGCTCTATATTTTTCTCTGTGTGCTTGCACAGCCAATCCGTGCATTGCACTAATCTTGTCCATTAGTTGTTGAATAGTGTGTTGCATTATTCTCCCTTTGCTCCTCTTGCAAGATATTCTTCATTGTGAATCCAACGGTAGCCTGCATCACGCATGTCTTCAACCTTGTTTGCATGAACAAAACGCATGAATCCCCACTCCTTTACTTTGCGTCCCATAAAGAACAAACTCCAGCAAGGAATTTCATTACCATCTGCATCTTTAGCGAGCTCTAACCAATGTAGATCATTGGCTGAACGCATACGGAAGTGTCCAGGGCCACGCCATACTTTTGTAGCACCTACAACAGCACCTTCTTTACTAATAATTGGAATATGTTCCCAATAGCCACCTTTAAGAATAAAAGTTGCATACCCCCATGGATGATCGTGTAGTGTAGGTTCGTCACTTACAAGAACTTTGTGTAGTGTGATATTAAACGGAAAGTTCTTGCGTTCTTTTAAGAATAGATAATAACGGATAAGGTATGGTACCTTTCCGTCTCTATCTGTAATTACTCGACGTCTGCCGAGCTTGTCCATAATCTTAGAAAGGAATGTCATCGTCTATTTCTCCTGCGTTTATTTTGCCTTGATAATCTTTTTCACACATGTCGTATACTAAAATAAACTTTTCCCATACTTGTTTAAGTGCAGGATATTCTTTGCACATACTTTCAACTGTTGATCTAGATAAACTATTATCGATGTAATTTGTATTAATACTAAATGTTCCGTCATTACCTACCCAGTCTGTATCTAAAGTAGTACTATTAAAAGTTATAGTTGATCCAAAGTCACTAGTATAGTCACTAGCTATATTGATATTATCAATATCAATTGTAATAGTTCCGTCATCACCCATTATCTAATGTTCTCCCAAATAGTTGCATACAATGCATCACCACTAAAAAATTCTTTTGTTAGTTTGTTTTTTAGTTTATGTACACTAGGAACATAACTATCATAGTTGTCAATATAATCACGTAACTGCTTTACAATTTTGTCTTTGTTTTCTTCATAAGACTTGTAGTCTTTAGTCCATGTGCTTGCATACTTAAATTGGCTATCATACATTTCAACATAACTGAGTCTGTTAGGTACCATAGGAATTGCACCTACAATAGCACCTTCATAGGCACTAATACCTAAGGTTTCTTGTAAGTTAGCACTAAACACTACTTTTGCTTCACCTAACAAGTTATGATACTCGTTTTTAGTAAGCTCTTGTTCTTGACAAATAACAAACTCAACATCGTTGAATTCTTTTTTAAGATCTCTAAAAATTTCTGGTTGTTTTTCTGGTGCAATACGATGTGGAAATAGTACTAGGTTGCGTTTTTCCATCTTCATATAAGGAACTAGAGTATCTTCTAAA